AGGTCTCCAGCTGATTACGGGCCGCAGACGTCCGATCGACGGTTCCGGGCTGACCCGGCGCCGGATGACAGGTTATGCGGCCGCGCCAGGGATAGGCCGGCTGCTGCGCACCGCCATAGGGATCGGCGAGCGCATTGGCAGAGGATATGTCCATCATCAGGAAAGGATAGAGATAGACCTGCACCCCGCGCGCCCTCAGATCAGCGATAGCCGCGAGAACGCTGGCATCGTCAGGCGTGCCGCCGTAGGCAGGACCACCGTTGCTGTGGCTAACCAGATGGGCCGCGCCGCGCTCGATGCCCGCAACCGACCACGGCCGGCTCTCATCGCTGCGACTTGTCACCTCGACGCCAGGCACGACGCGGCATTCGCCAGCGCGCAGATCGGTGCCGAACCAAGACACGACGAGCGCCACCCGCTCGAGATTGGGGCAAAGCGCCATCAACTCGTCGATCGACACATCCCAGTCGGTCGTTCCCTGCAAACTGTTGCGATTGAGGATGCGGGCACTGCCGGCGCCGGCGCGTTCCGATACCTGAGCGACCTGATAGCCGTGCTCGGTGGCGCCCGGAATGATGCAGACCGCCCTGATCCGGCTCTCCAGCGCACCGACCGGCCTCACAACCTCGAACTGCAGCAGCGGAATGCGGTTGCCGTAAGCATCGAGCGGCAGGCGCTCGAAAACCACATAGGCAAGACCGCGATAGGCGGGCGCATTGCCGGTGCCCTGCTTGGCCTCCAGTAGCGGATCGGGCAACTGGCCGCCATCGCCCTTGTAGACGCGCATCTCGATCCTGGTCAGATCAAGCTCCTTGCCATCTGCCCACACGCGCCTGACATGTCCAATCGGCCCTTCGCAAAGGCCGACTGCCAGATTGGCGTAATAGCGGAAGGTCTCGACCCGGCTGCCGCCCGAGGCCTTGCCGCCACGACGCTCCGTCATCACCTCTTCCTCGAAACGGGTCGCCCAGATCAGCGTGCCGCCGACACGGACCGAGCCATAGACGCGGCTGACAGCCGTGCCTTCGTCGGCACCCGGAATTCGAGCCGTCGACAGATGCGCGCCGCGCACCGTGGAGCTTCCATTGATCAATGCGTGGTCGATGACGCTGCCCGCAAGCGCACCGGCAGCACGGCCGATGATGGCGCCGACCGGGCCGAACACACTACCGAGCGCCGCGCCGGCCGCCTGAAGCAGAAGCGTTGCCATCTATCTCTCCGGAAAACGAAAGACGCCGGCAATGCGCCGGCGCCAGCTGGGGACCAGCGGCGATGCAATCACCGCTGCCTGCTCGTATGCATGGATGAATTCCCGCTCGCCGGACAGGATACCGGCATGCTTGGCGGCCATCTGAGGACGCCAGCGAAACAGCAGCAGGTCGCCCGGCTGCGCATCAGCCAATGCCAGCGGCAGGCCGGAATGTCTCGATGCCGCCTCCATCAAACGGTCCTCGCCACTGCGCTCGGCCCAATCGGGCGCGTAAGGCGGCGGCAATTCCGGCTCGTGTCCGTAAAGCTCGCGCCAGATGCCCCTGACGAGCCCAAGACAATCGCAGCCGACGCCCTTCAGCGATGCCTGGTGGCGGTATGGCGTGCCGATCCAGCTCTGCGCGATGAGCAGCACATGCTCTGCTATTTCGGTCATTTGAACAGCGGGCTCCCGTCGTGAACGCTCTCGCCATCGGCATAGGTGTAGGCGAAGTCGGTGCCCGGCATGTGCGGAAAGCCTCGGAAATTCAGATGGTTGGCGAACTTTGCTTTGCAGGTGGAGAAGGCCTTGTCGCAGCCTGCCGTCAGCGCCACGCGGTCGCCCGGCTGCGGCGCCCGATCGAGCGGCAACCAGAGGGTGACCTCCGTCTGGCCGTCGGTGACCGCATGCGCCTCGATATCGACGCCCTGCCCGGCATTGTCGCCATCGAGAAATCGCAGCACGCCGAAACGGAAGAAGCCATCGGCAACAGCGCGCACGCCGGACAGCAGCAGGCGGCTTGCATCCGGTGTCGAGACCACCACGCCATCGGCACGCATCGACGGCTGCGCCAGATCGATGCCGCATCTGGCATCACCCAGCGTTGCATCGCAGCGCCTCCCATAGATGCGGCCCTGCGGCTCGTTCAGACGGCTGGCGAAGCTGCGCAGCTCGGCCTGAAAGCGGCCGGCGTCCCGTGTTACCTCACCGATCTCCTGCACCTTCAGCAGCATGTGCTGCCCGGGATCCGCCCAGTTGAGCAGGAACACCTCGACACGGGCGCCGTCATAGCGACCGCGGGTGAGATCCTCCTCGGTGATCGCCTCGCTGGAAAAGCCACCGACAACCTCGCTGGTTGCGGCGGGCAGCCCGGTCTCCTCCTCGGTGGCACTGGCGGAAAAGCCGCTGGCCGCGAGAAAGGCTGTCCCTGCAAAAGCGAGATCGTGATCGTGTTCGCTAAAGCCGAGCACGACACCATCGCGCCGCGTCACGCGCCACGCATGACAGGTGGTGGTGGCATCGCTTGCCAGATGCGCCTTGAGTGCGTCCGGGACAGGTCTCATGGAATGATCTCCGTCAGGGGAATGGTGGGGATGCGCCCGGCGTTGAAGGCCGACAGGTTGATGTCGATGCGCCCGGTCGCAAAACGCACCGGCACGTCGAATTCGAAGCCGGCGGTGATCGATGCGCCTGAGGGCGGAATGGCATCTGCGGTGAAGATCACCACACCGGTTGCCGGATCACAGTCGAATACGGTGGCTGGCTGCGTCACGCCGTCCACAGCAATGACGACAGACCCCGGCACCGGCTTGGCAATCCCACGCAGGCTTCCCGCTGCCGCATCGCCATAGGTCTTGACCAGTGGGAAGCTCACCTTCACGCCGTCACCAATGCCGATCGGCTGATCGCCTGGTGTCACCGCCACACCCGGCCGACCGGATGTCCAGTCGACGGGATCGCGAAAACGGAAGCCGTAAAGCTCGCCGCTGCCGGCTTCGAAGAATTCCAGCACCTCGTAGAGGTCGGCGACCGAGCGCAAGCCGGAGCCAGCGTCGTAGCTGCGGCGGGCATCGCGCCAGCGACTGTTGCGGCTCTCGCGGCCGTTGGAGAGATTGACGATATCAGTTCGCCTGACCGGCCCGCCGCTTGTCGACAGCGACAGGCGCAGCGGAAAGCGCACCTCGTGAAAACCGTTGCTCATGGCCGCCTCAGAGGTTGCGCTGGCCGCGCATTGCAGTGCGTGCCAGCATGGAGGAAATCTGCGCCTCGCTTTTCTGGAAGCTCTGGGCGTCGGTGGCGGTGACGTTGAATACGATCTGCGGCCCCCCGCCCCCGCCCGAGGCCGAGACGCCGAGCGAGCCGTCGGCACCGCGCTTCAGCGGCAGGATCGCCTCGCTGCCCGCCTCACCCATCAGCCCCATGTCGCCGCCCATAGGGAAATAAGTGGGCTGCGAGACCACGCCGCCGTCGGCAAAGGGCAGCAGCTTGCCGGCGCTGCCGAGCAGGCTGGAGGCAGCGCCCGACAGCATCGTCTCCAGCGGCTTCAACCCGGCCTGCAGCGCAACATCGGTCAGCCGGTTGGCGAGACCGCGCAGCACATCGTCCAACCCCTTGCCGCCATCGGCAGCACTGCGCAGCGCGCCGGAAAGTGCCGAGCCGAAGGAGCGCGAGCGGTTCTCGAGATCGTCAAGCGCACGCTGCAGCGTCTCGGCCTGGCCTGTTACGGCCGAAAGGTCTGTGTCGTCGTCCGGCATGGCGTTTCCTCGTTTTGTGATGCGTCAGGCGCGTCCGGAAAGCGGGCCATCATCCCGGCCAGATCGGCGCGGGAGACAGCTGTACTTCGCGGTTGCAAACCACCGGCAGCGGCGTGGAATTCGATGGGCGTCATTGCCCAGAAGCGTTGCGGAGGAAGCCGCAGCAGGCAGAGGCCGACATGCAGGACGCGCGCCCAGGGGAACGGCGCCGCCCTGTCTTCGGTCTCGATGCCCGCTGCGGCTAGAGGGGGCGGGCGGAGGCGTCCGCACCGGCCCCAATGGTGTCACTCGGGCTTGCCCCGAGAAAAGTTGCCGTCAGCAGACCGCCTACGATCCCGGCATAGCCGCCAAGACCACCCTCGACATCGGCCGCCGCCACCTCGTCATCCGAGTAGAGATTGCCGCCGCCGCGAAGTCCGGCACCGATGATGCGGATCATGTCGGCCGCCTTCAGCCGACCATCGGAAAATCGCTCGGCCAGACCATTCAGGCTATCGACGGAAAAGGCAGTTTCGAGTTCGGCCAGCGCGCCGAGCGTCAGGCACAGCACCCGCCGCTCGCCATCGATCACCGCCTCGATCTCGCCGCGCCGCCGGTTTGCCCTTGCACCCGCCGCCCGCATCAGATCGCCTCGAAGCTGATGGCGCCGGCCGATTCCAGCGCCAGTTCGAACATCACCTCGCCATTGTGCTGGCCGGAATATTCGAGTGCGCTCACCTGAAACGGCCCCGTCACACTGCCGAAGCCGGGAATGACGATCTGCCAGCTGAGGATCGCCGCATTGAAGAAGGCGTTGCGTACCAGCTGGTCGGAAGCCGCATCCTTGAAGATGCCGGCACCCGACAGTGCCGCGCGTTGCACGCCTGCCCCGCCGAGCAGCTCGCGCCAGCGCCCGACGCTTTCCGCATCGGTCACGTCGACGGTCTCGGCATTGAAGGCGAGCCGCTTGGAGCGCAGCCCCGCCACCGTTTCATGCGCCGTGCCGTTGAAGATCTTCAGCAGCAGATCCTTGCCCTTCTGCGCTACCATGGCCTCATTCCTTCCACGAAAAAGGGCGCCCGATGGACGCCCGCGATTGTCATAGACTTGTCACTTCCACCCTTTTGGCGAAGGTGTTACGACCGTTCGGATATCGCCCCAAACCATTGAAGCTCCTGCCGATGTTCGCATCCTTTTCCCTGCGCTCGACGCAGACGATTGCCGTTCTCGCGGTCACGCAGTTGGTCGGCTGGGGCACCAGCTTCGACATGCTCGGCGTCATGGGCCGCGTCATCGCGCCCGATCTCGGGCTTGCCAATGAGGTGGTGTTCGGCGGACTGACCGTGATGATGGTCGTCAGCGCCCTGATGGGACCGCAGACCGGCCGCTGGCTGTCGCGATACGGTGCAGCGCGTGTGCTTGCCGCCGCATCGGTGATCATGAGCGCCGGGATGCTACTGCTTGCCGCAGCGCATGGCATCGTGCTCTATCTGCTTGCCTGACCGCGCCTGCCTATGCCGCGGTGGTCGAGCGCGAGGGGCCGGACAGCAAGCGCGCGATCACCATACTGATGCTGTTCACCGGCCTTTCGGGCACCATCTTCTGGCCTGTTCTGAGCCTGCTCAACGGGCAGTTCGGCTGGCGGACGACATTCGTCATCTGCGCGGCACTGCACGCCTGCATCTGCCTGCCGCTCTATCTGTTCTGCCTGCCGAAGCCGGTCGCCGGCCACACGACGGGTGCGGCCGCCGAAATCTCGCCGCTGCCGCTGTCGCCCGTTATGAAGCGCAAGGCATTCCTGCTGATCGCGGCGGCGACGACGATCTCCACCTTCGTCACCTTCGGCCTTTCACCATCGCTGCTGGAAGTCTTCCGCCAGTCCGGCGCATCGCCGGCACTTGCCCTGCAGCTCGGTTCGGCGCGGGGTGTCATCGGCATTTCGGCGCGCTTCATGGACATGCTGCTCGGCAAGCGCGGCAACCCGATCCTCACCGCCCTGATCGGTATCGGCATGATGGTGCTGAGCTTCGTGCTGCTGTTTTCGCTGCCGAACGCGACGCCTGTGCTGGTCAGCTTCACCCTCTTCTACAGCTTCGGCGCCGGCCTGATGGCCGTTGCCCGGGCGCTGCTGCCGCTGGCGCTGTTTTCAGCACGCGAATACGGGCTGCAATCGGCCCGCCAGTCGCTGCCGCAAAACCTCGCCAACGCCACCGCCCCTGTCGTCTTCACCGCCATCCTCGACCGCTCGGGCGCCGATGCCGTGATCGCTACCTGCGCGGTGCTGGCAGTGGTCGCGTTCGGGTTCGTGGCGATGCTGGCAGCGCTGGTGCGGGAGGCACGATCGGAGGCTCACGTCGCCTGAGCCAAAGAAGCGACGATATCCTTGGTGGATAGAAGCATCGTTCTCTCCAGCCCCTTGGCCGAACGGAAGCCAAACCTGGCGTAAAAGGTCTCGGCCTCATCGTCCAAGGCATGCACCATGACGGCTCTGAAGGCGACCAGTTGAGATGAGGATACCACGGACATTAGCGCGTTTTTCAACAAGGCTTTGCCCAGTCCCATGTTCTGGTGGCGGCGATCAACGGCCAGACGCGCAAGCAGCGCGACCGGAATCTCGCCCGGCGCGTTGTGACCCTTGACCTGCCGTGGGGTGTTCTCGCGGCTGATCATGCCTGCGCATAGAGAGTGATAACCGACCACATGGAAGTCTGCCGTCGCGACCACGAATGTGCGGGTGTAGCCCTGCATCTGATTGTAAAGGGCCATGTCTTTCAGAAAGACATCGAGTGCCGGTTTGCCGCTGTCAAAATCATCGAGGCTGTGATTTTCCGCCAGAGGCGCAGGCTTTCTGAACATGGTTTCAGTCAATCCATTCGGGATTTGACTCGAAAAGCTCGACCAGCTTGTCGTTTACCTTGGCCGGCTCGGCTAGGAAGCTTTCGACAGAATCGAAGACCGACGCATCGACGCCGACGAAACGCTGGTCCAGCAACTCCTTCTGCGCCTGATAAAACGCCGCTTCCGTCATGAATGCCGTCAGCGATTTGCCACTGATGTCAGCGGCACGCGAGATCATGTTGCGCGTTTTCGCATCCATCCGCAGACTGATGGTCTCATCTTTCTTTATCAGAGACATAGAGGTGAACTCCTGCTGGTGCGCAGCGTTGACAGGACAGTAATGCCGCCCACGCGATGCAAAATTTTCTTCTCAGTTGTATATACGATGTAAGTACCTACGACCACTGATTTGTCGCTGGCGCCTGTGGCCAGCAGCGAACCGATCGCAAACCTCATTCCGTCACTGCCCTGAAGCGCATCTCTGCCACATGCAGTCGCGTCTTCTGCTCGCGCCGCGTCTGCGTCGACAGATGCAGCAGGCTGACGAAGTGATGGCCTTCGAGATCAAGCGTCGCATCGTGCAGCAACGTGTGCAGCCGTGTGGCGATGATCTGGGCCTGCTTTCGCCCTGTTGCGTCCGTCCAGATCTCCAGTGTCAGGCGATGCTCCTCGCCTGCTTCGGTGGCGGTCGAATAGTCGCTGCTCGAAAGCTCGCCTGTAACGATACCCGGAAGCTTGCGGCCTGACATAAGCCGGTCGCGGATACCGTCGGTGCTGATCAGGTCGGTCAGTTCGGCGTCTGCCGTCAGCCGTGCATGGATCGACGTCAGTAGTGCATTTGCAGCGCTCATCGGCCTTCCTCCTCGCAGAGGCAGATCAGGTAGTTGCCGCGCTCGTCCGGATCGCGCCAGGCGCCGATCGCAAAGATCCGCTCGCCCTTGCGCAGCCGCATGCCGGACTGAATGTCGCTGCGGAAGCGCAGCCAGATGCGGTGCGTCAGGGTGAAGACGTCCGCCCCGGCCTGTTCCTCGCGGACCTCACTGACCGGCTCGATCCGGGCCCAGAGCGAGGCGATGGCGGCGTAGACGATCGTTGCACCGCCCTGCCCGTCCGAGCTCTCCCCGGGCGCTTCCAGTTCCAGTCGCGCCGTCATCTGGCCGGGGTCGAAGAATACCGAGCGCATCAGAGCCTCCGGATGATGAAGGGCGCGATCAGGCGGTCGTAGCCTGCCGGGATATCGGCCGGCTGGTCTTCGATCGCGACCGCACCGCGGAAGGTGAACATCTGCGCGATGTGCATCAGCATTGCCCGCTTCAGCGTGTCCGGCACATCGGTTCCGGTTTCACCGAAGCCTGCGGTGAAATCGAGCTCGATACCGTTGATGGCGCGGGCCGTGCTGACGCTGCGGTTGAGGATCACGCGGGCCGGACGGGCGTTTCCGTCAAGGATGTGGCCGGTGAGCGGCAGCGTGACCTCCTCGCCGGATGGATCGTAAAGTTTCAGGCTTTCAATGGCTTGCACCGGGCCTCTGGCAATCTGAATCACGCCGTCTTCAGGTGGCCGATCAAGATAGAGCCGCCATGTCTGGGTGATCAGGCAGAGGCTGGTGGTACGCTCGAGATGATCGCGGGCGGTGCGGATGAGTGCTGCCATCAGCGCGTCTTCGTTGCCGTCGTCGAGGCGGAGATGGGCCTTGGCATCGGCGAGCGTCAGTGCTTCCGCGGCAGGTGGCGTGATAAGGGCGTAGGTCATTTCGGGTTCCTGAAGTTTGGTGGCCTGGGTTTGGTGGTGGGGGTGTGCCGGGTGCCCCCCCGCACCCATGCCCCACTCAGCTCACCGCAAAGCGGATCAGCTTGATCGCCTCGAAATTCTGTACCCCGCCACCAACGCGCTTGGTGGTGTAGAACAGCACGTAGGGCTTGGCCGAATAGGGATCGCGCAGCACCCGCACGCCCGTCCGGTCCACCACCAGATAGCCGGCGCGGAAATCACCGAAGGCGATCGACAGCGCGTTGGCTGCAATATCAGGCATATCCTCGGCCTCGACCACGGGGAAGCCGACCAGCGAGGCCGCTTCGCCGGCCGTTGCGGGCGGCTGCCAGAGATAGCGGCCGTCGCCGTCCTTCAGCTTGCGGACTTCGGCCTGGGTCTTGCGGTTCATCACGAAATTAGCGTTCTGCCGGTGGCCTGCCTTCAGCGAGTAGATCGTGTCGATCAGCGTGTCGGAGGCGCCCGATGCCTTGAAGCCGCTGGCGGCACCGGTGGCGATGTAGCCGAGATTGCCCCAGCTCCAGGCGCTGTCGGCCACCGCCGTATAGGCGAGAAAGCCCTTGGGCTTATTGATGCCGTCGCCGCTGACGAAGGCGGTGCCCTCCTGTTCGGCAAAGACGGTGTCGACCTCGCCGGAGATCCAGGCCTCGATATCGACCGCCGCATCGTCGAGTAGCGCCTGGGTGGCGGCCGGCATGGCGTAGAGTTCCATGGTCGGGAAAGTGAGTTCGGCAAGCTGGGCGCTCGATGTCTGCGGCCGGGCTGCCGTTTCAGCGACCCAGCCGGCGGCCATGCCCGTGATCGAGAACGGCTTCTTCAGCACAGAGCCGGAAACCTGGCGGACGGTGGCGATGGCACGGATCGGAGAGACGACGGAGAGCCGGCGGCCGATCTCGGTGTCGGTCTCGTCAGGCACGAGATAGCCGCCATCGGCACCCGATCCCGCCGACATCGCCTTGGCCTCGATGTCGCGCAGGCCGGCCTCGTCGCCGCGGCGGATATATTGCGCGAAGGCCGCCTTATGCTCGGTGATCTCGGCACCTGATGCGGCGCTGCGGCCGAGCGGCGGGCGAGCCTTCTTCAGCGCCAGCTGGTCGAGCACCTTCTTCTGCTCGTCCATGGCGCGGTTGATCCGGTCCATCTTGTCGCGGGTGACGACATCGGATGTCAGTTTCTGCTCGATCTCGCCGAGCCTGACGTCGTTGGTTTCCTTGAATGCCTCGAAGGCCTCCATGAACTCGTCGAAGGCGGCGGTGATTTCGGGCGCGGCCTTGATTTCGGGCGCTGTCCTTGCGGCGGTCTGCTTGTCGCTCATGTCACACATCTTCCTATTTGAAGGTTTCGGTCAGCATCATCCGGGCGGCCCGGCGCATGGCGCGGACAAGCTCGGTCTCCTTGTCGCGGAACCACCGCGCATTCTTGATGTTCTGCACGCGGGCCGACGGCAGCATCGGGAAGGTCACCACCGAGATCTCCCAGAGGTCGGCCTCGAGGATGCGGCGGATGCCCGACTTGGCGTCAGTCTTTGCGCGGACGGTGCGAAAGCCGATCGACAGGCCATCGAGCGCACCGTTCTTGAGCAGTTGGTGCACCTCGCGGGCGCGGTTGACGCCATCGGCCAGCACGCCCTCGACAAACAGGCCGCGGCTATCCTCGCGGATGGTCTTCCAGGCGCCGATCGGCTCGGCCGGGTCGTGCTGGAACAGCATCCGCACCCCGCCTGCTCCACGCTCCGTCAACGACTTGCGAAAGGCGCCGCGCTCGATCGCGTCCTTGCCGAGATCGACCTCGCCGAAGACGCTGGCATAGCCGGAGAAGGTGCCGTCGCGGCTGAGACCGCGCAGCTCCAGATTGG